ATTTAAAGTGTTTAAAGATGATTTTGATTTCCATAAATTTATCATTGGTTTGACATCTGAAGAACTTGAAAATTTTGCATCTAACTCAGGAACAACAGTTCAATACTTAAAGAACCATCTGATTTATAAAGCAAAAATACCACGTTTAGATACCATTGAATCACTGGTAATGGCATCCGAGGGTAAATTCACCAAAGCACAATTCGTATATTGGCTTTATGATTTAAAAGTAGCTTAGGTGATTTTCTACTTAGTAAATATGATTATTTGAGAGGTGAAAAATCATGCCTAAAAAATCTAATACAGTTTTATCTTTAGAAATGGCTTTAAAGGCTGCAATCTACACAAGTGAAGAGCAATCTATAATTTCAAGAATTGCAGAAAAAAACGGGTGGAATATTACAACTTTACGTAATTCGCTTTGTCCAACGACTCAAACACACAAAGCCAATATCTATCATTTAGAAGCGGTGCTTTCTGAAACTAGGGATTTTCGTATTATGGATAGTATATGTGCGATTCATGGTAATGCTGCCTGGTTTGAGCTTCCTCAAGTTATTGAGGATTTAGATCATGCATCATATATCTCAAAAATAGGTGAACTAGCTCAAGAACAGGGTCATTTATCGCAGTCAGTTGCTTTGGCAATTTCAGATGACCGAATAACTCAGCAGGAGCATGACGAAATCTATAAAGAAGTTTTTGATTTGTTCCGAGTTACAGCAACCTTGCTTGCTATGGTGAAAAACCAAAAGGAACGTGATCATGCCTAAATTTGAGCTTCAGGATGTTAAAGAAGCAGCACGCGGAAAATGGATTGATATATTTTCACAGTTCAATATAACAGTGCCCAAAATTGATGAACATGGGCCATGTCCTAATTGTGGTGGTGAGGATCGTTTTCGCTTTGATGATAAATATGAAAATGGTGATTGGCTTTGTAATAACTGTACAGAAAGTAAGAACCGAGATGGTTTTGACTTGATTGGTAAAGTTACTGGCCTAGCATTTTCACAAATCATTGAAGAGGTCGCAGCATCTGTAGGATTGAACGCAAAAAGTACAATTACTCCAGCAATGAGGAAAAAATGGGCTGAAGAACGAAAAATTCGTGAACGTATTGCTCAGGAAATGGAGTTAAAAAAACAGCAACAAGTGGCACGTCAAGCACAAGGCTTATATAGAAATGCTTATTTAGGTGAGTCAAGTCCGTATTTAGACCGTAAAAAAGTTCCAGCACTTCCTGGAGTCAAAATTGATCATCACGGGAACGTACTAATTCCTGCTTTTGACCGTTCAGGCTTTCAGTGGAATATGCAAACAATTTACCCAGAAGGAGGCAAGTATTTTGTAGCTGATAAAGAAGATCCCACGGGAAATAAAAAAGGTGGACGTACAGGAGGCTGCTTTTTCTTAATTGGTACTGTTGAGCTTGATAGTAATGTTTTATGTATTGCTGAGGGGTATGCAACTGGAGCCAGTATTCATTTAGCTACAGGATTACCCGTATTTCTTGCTTTCGTTGCAAATAATTTACCCAAAGTTGGTTCTGAGGTGCGAGAAATGTACCCAAATGCACAGCTTGTTTATTGTGCAGATGATGACAGTGCAAAAGAATCTACAGGTCAGGATTACGCTAACAAAGCTGTGGCTGTGACTGGCGGTATTGTAGTTTTACCACAATTTGAAGAGGTGGCATAAGTGGATCAAGATCAGAATATGACACAGCCACAAGCAATATCTCACCCTACTGATTTTAATGACTTGCATTTGCTTCAAGGGTTGGAGGTTGTCAAAAGGCAGATCATGACAGCTATTTCGTCCATACCATTTGTTTCCCCCGAACCCCCTAAACAGCTCAACAGCCAGTTGAATGGTCAAATCGAGAAAAATTCTCAATTAGATCAAGATTCACCAAAATCCTTGGCTGTTGAGCAAGTGGAGGGTGTGGGTATTTCGTCAGAAAATGTAGGTGTATCTGATCAAGAAAAATCTAGTGAAGATTTGCTTAATAAGTATTTAGCTCGATTTTGTTTGATCGAAGCAGAAACAAATGTTTGGGATGACTATAGTAAAAAGGTTTGGAAGAAATCTGCATTTGTCACCATGCTTGGTGGGAAAAAAATGTTTGATGCTTGGAACTCGCATAGCCATCGTAAAACAATTAGTCGTGATGATGTTGATGGTCGCTTGGAGGATGGTGGCCATAAAGTTGCTAAAGAAATGCAAGAGCGATTCATTATGCTTGAGGGAAAAAAAGCATGTTGGGATACCTTTAGGCGTGAGTTAGTTGGCACAGATGTCATGAAAGATAATTGGGCAGGTGCTTATGAACTATGGGCTAAAGCAAAAGATAAACGAATGATTTGGCATGAAAATCTTGTATTTGATCCAACGATGAAAACTAAGGAAGGGCAAATTAATACTTATGATGGGATGACTATTCTGCCCTTATTGGATGAAAAAGATCAGATGATGAGTCAAGGAGAGTCATTCGAGTATTGTGTACCAATCATAAGCTTACTTAAATTTTTATGTGGTCGTGAAGATGAAGCTTATCAATGGATTTTGAAATGGTTAGCATTTCCTCTCCAGCATCCTGGTGCAAAAATGAATACATCATTATTGCTGTGTAGTCCCTTCCAAGGTGCAGGTAAATCGCTATTTTTTGAAAAGATCATGACACGAATATATGGTGAACAGTATTCAGTTACGCTAGGGCAAAATGGTCTTGAATCAATTTATACAGATTGGGCAGAGCGCAAACTTTATTGTTTATTTGAAGAAATATTTAACAATAAATCTAAGTTCGGAATGATGGGTTTGATCAAGCACATGATTACTGGTGAAAAGATTCGAATTGAGAAAAAATTCATGTCAGGTTATAGCCAAAATAACCATATCAATTGTGTCTTTCTATCGAATGAAGTTCAGCCATTGGCCATTGAAGAAAGGGATCGTCGGTTCTGTGTGTTAGAGCCGAACCAGAAATTGCCTGAAGAACTCAGAAAGCAAATCGAAATCTGCCTAGAACCCGATAGCAATGCAATTAGTGCATTTTATACTTATCTTTTAAATCTTGATCTTGGCGACTTTACGCAATACACAGAACCACCAATGACCAAGGCAAAACAGAAAATCATTCAATTCGGTTTGCCTGGATGGAAATTGTTTCTAAATGATTGGTCTAAAGGTGAGCTTGAATACCCATTCATATGTTGTTTAAGTGAGGATTTGTATAGTGCCTATATTAAGTACTGTCATAGCAATGGTGAAAAAACATTACCTAGTAACAGATTCATCGAATTAATTACATCTGAAAAAATTGTGGCCAAACGGCATGGCCGAATATATGAGGATACTTTTGGCGGCAGTTACTCAGCTGTAAATAGGAAAGAAGTGCAAAGAAGAATTGTATTTACACAAGTGCCACCACAGGGCGTTAAACAAGCTGAATGGCTATCTTCACAAGTGAAACGATTTCGTGATAAATTGCGAGGAACTGAAGATGCTTAAAATAAATTCTAAAATATTGCTTCTGATTGTTACGCCTGTTACGGGCATGTTACGGGCTTTTTCGCTACCCCGTAACAGTGTCTACGCCTTTCATATCAATACATACAGAGGGTCTGTTACGGCTGTTACGGGCTTTCGCACGCGCGCGCACGCGGGAAAAATTTCACTCCCTTTATTTATTCTATTTAAATTTCAAAATAAATTCTTCTCGCGCGAGGTAAATACCCCTGTAACAAGCGTAACACCCGTAACAACTATTGATTTTAAAGATTATTTATAGACCTTAACCCGTAACAACCATGTAACAAAATAGCTTTTGCCCGTAACAATGTTTAATTTTCATACAGGTATTTAATAATGGAAAAAATTTTAAGGTTATTAAACCCAAAAACTACTAATTTTGATTCAGTTGGTGGCGGTTCGTATGGTGCTTTAACTGCTCAAGATGTATGTGCTGCAATTAGCTATGCAGAACTTTCACCAGTTCAAAGTATTCTTTTGAGATTGCATATTTCTAAATTGAATCAATTAGAAGATATTGCAAAAGCAACCAAGACTATTTTGCTACTCAGCAAAAATTTAAAATTATCATCAGAACCTGTTCGTGATGAAACAGCTTTGTACATTGCTTTGGTTGAAATATTTAATTGCCCAGCTGATTACAAACCATCTGAGAGAAACAGAGCAGTTATAGGTTCAGTTAGCAGAATGCAAATACAAAGAAATTTAGGAAATCTCATAAATCAATACAAAGCTGAAATAGCAAAGCAACTTGAGGAAATAGAGTCTAAAATCATGGCACAATTAAAAATCACCTATTAATTTATTTAAATCTATTGACAGGTGAGCCAAAAATATTCTACATTTCACCACAATGAGTAACTATAAATATTATTCAGCGCTGTAAGTTTCCCCAGAGTCGAAAGACTCTTTTCATACCACATGTTTCCCTCGGAGGTTCATGTGGTTTTTTTTGATCTGGAGTTTGTCATCATGGGAAAGAAAGCACCTCAACGTGCTAAACGTCCATGCCTTGTTTCGAGTTGCAAAGAATATGCAACCAATCAAGGTTACTGTGACAATCATCAAGATAAGATTCGTAAGAAAGATCGGGAGCGTGGAACAGCGCACCAGCGTGGCTATGATGCGCGATGGGAAAAAGAACGTCTTGAACACTTGGCTGAACATCCGCTTTGTGCTGATCATCAGAAGCGTGGATATATTGAAGTGGCCACAGTGGTGGATCACATCATTCCGCATAAGGGCGACAAAGAATTATTCTGGGATAAAAACAATTGGCAATCACTATGCAAGTCATGCCATGACCGCAAGACACAGATAGAAGATCGTGGCAGTTGGTCACCGCAAGTTAGACCAGTCAAGAAAGAAGTTGAGCTTCATGGTCGTGTGAATCCATTCTTTGAAGGTGATTCAGCTATGGCTTGTACAGGTTATGCAGTAGAACTACTGAGTTGTAAGCTTGATGATTCTTTTAGAGTTCTCAACGTGGATGGGAAATTAATCGAGATTGAAGATGCAGATGGGTTTAATCACCGTTTACATTACAGTCACTTCAAGAAGTAGGTTTGAAAATGGACAAAGAGATATTTTTGCTAGGTGATCCAGTCGTCTATCGCGATGACATCAAAGGCTTTGATGATCTTGGTGTAGTTGTCCAGACTGGATCAAGCTTGCATGTTCTTTGGAACGATGAACATCAACATAGAGTTGAGATCTATGAACGTCTTAGACTTGCAAGACTGAATGAGGTTGATGCTGGTTGTCGAGTAGTTGGAGAGAAATTAAGTGACTAAAGTTAAGTGCGGAAAGTGTATTGCATGTACTTATTACAATGGTCTTAATGGTAGTGGGTATCAACCTTGTCACAATCCACAGCGCCCAGTTCCACCCGATGTTGAGCGACCTGCAATTAAGTGGGATGACCATGAAGATCATGGCGTTGGTTTATCTGTACTACATATAAAGATCAATATTCTGTGTTGGTGTATCAGTTTTCTTACAGTAGTCGTAATTTACGGAATTTTCTTTAAATAGGGGATAGGGGGTCAAAAGTCAAAAAAGGCTTTCTGAAAAAGACCGCCCCCCCGTCAAATTTTTACGTGGTCAAAATTCCATAGGGGGGTATACCTCTAATATTAAAAAACATTTTGAAATTTTGGAGGTTTATATGTCTGCTGGACGACCTTCTAAATCACTGCAAGAAAAAATGCTCAGTGGTAGTCGCATTCGGGATGACCGTGATGGCGATGCACAAGTTGCAAATGCAGCAGTGGATTTAGGAATGCCACCATGCCCTGCATGGTTGAATAAAAAAGCGCGTAAACATTGGGATACGCTAGGACCAAAATTAGTACAGGCAGGTTTATTAAGCGTAGTTGATGGTGATGTGTTTTTATTGCACTGCGACAACATGGCTGCCTATGAAGAGGTCCAAGAAAAATTACAGGATATTAATTCTTGGGTTGCGACTACACCGAATAAATTTGAAGTCCAATCAGCTTGGCTCCAGATCAGAAACAAGTTGCAAGAATTAATTATAAAAACTGCACGTGAGTTTGGATTGACTCCAGCTGCACGTTCAAATGTCAAAGTTAATAAACAACAGCAGCTTGATTTACTTGGTGCATCAGCTTCAACAGAAGAAGATGAGTTTTCTGGAATGTCTGTCAGATCAAGTTAAGTGAGAATTTATGCGCGATTATTTTAAAATTGCGCTCCAGTATTGCCAAGACGTGCGCTCTGGAGTGCGCGTTGCAGGTCAGTTAGAAAAACTTGCAATCAAACGATTCTTATCAGATTTGGCAAGGTCGGGATTTAAATCAGATCAAGTCGATGAAGAGACTCAGAGCCTACTACAAAACATAAAATTCAAATCAAAACCTGATATTGATTTTGAGTATGAACTGAGTTTAGAGCGCGTTACCCATGCATGTAAATTTGTTGAAGCTTGTCCACATGTAAAAGGGAAGTTGGCCAAGGTTAAACCTGATGGCACTCGACATAAGTTGATCCTTGAACCATGGCAAATATTCTGCATGATGAATATTTTCGGCTGGGTAGATTCTGAAAATAAACGTCGATTTTTATATGTCTATATTGAGGTCGCAAAGAAAAATGGAAAATCCACTTGGTTGGCTGCCGTTGCCTTGTATTTGGCGTTTATCGACGGTGAAATGGGTGCTGAAGTTTATACCGCTGCGACTTCGCGTGATCAAGCAAAGATCGTATTTGAAGATGCAAAAAAAATGGTGGAATTCTCACCAAGAATGCGTTCGAACTTCGGTATTGAATTTTCGCTTTATTCTGTTTATCAGACAGAAACAAACAGTACGCTTAAAGCGCTATCACAAGATCGGGGCGGAACAAAAGACGGTTTGAATGTTCATGCGGCAATTATTGATGAGCTTCATGCTCATAAAACTGCTGATATGTATGACATTGTGGCAAATGGTGTAGCTGCGCGTGAAGAGCCTTTGATTTTAGCCATTACCACTGCTGGTGATGACACCACAACCAAGTGTTATCAAGAAAGGCAAGTTGTTGTTGATATTTTGCGTGGTAAAGCTGTTCATGATCAGTATTTCGGGATGGTGTTCTGTTTAGATCGTGGTGACGATTGGCAAGATCCTAAAGTCTGGCCAAAGGCAAATCCAAACTATGGAATTTCAGTTACTGAAAAATATCTACATTCTGTTTTTGAAAAAGTCAAAGTAAGTCCTAAGCAAGAAGGTATCACTCGACAGAAACATTTAAATGAATGGGTCGGGGCTGTAGATGGCTGGATTGCACCTTCAATTTGGGAGGCTGCCAAGTCAGAAATATCAGAATCTCATTTCAAGGGACAAGTCTGTTTTGGAGGTTATGACTTAGCAAGTCGCCTTGATTTGGCTGGGTGGGGACGGTTACGACCACGTTTACAAGATGGCAAGATTCACTGGCATATCTTTGCAACGCCATATATCAATGAGCGTGTTGTTGATACAAAAGATGCGATTAATGGTGAAAAGCGACCAGATGAATATCCTGTTTGGCGTGATCAAGGTCACTTAATCGTTACACCAGGCGCATCCACTGATTTTGATCGAATTCAACAAGACATTGAGAATTTTCATATTGAAAATTCATTTTATGAGTTGGGACATGATCCATACCATGCAGCACAATTGACTTCGAATTTGATGGATCAAGGGATTAATGTCATTGAGGTACCACAACAAACTCAATATTTGTCTGAACCCATGCGCTGGCTTGAGCAATTACTAGCTGAAGGACGGTTGCATCATGATGGTGATCCTGTCTTACAGTGGTGTGTTCTGAATGTTGTTGTACGCCCTGATGCTAAGGAATGTATTTTCCCTCGGAAAACTTCACCCGGTAAAAAAATTGACTTGGCTATCGGGATGATTATTGCTGCTTCACGGGCAATGCATTACGACGATGAAAGCGTATTTGAATTAGTACCTGGTGATCATCTAGATGATTGGGATGTTGATGATTACATCAAAAATATGGTTGTGGGGCGACGATGACAGCACAAATTGCAAAAAGTCGGCTGTTTGAGTGTCTTGAAAAGGACAAAATCCAGCGGGCGATTAATGAAACCAAAGATATTCAGGGGCGTAGTACAGGTCCTGAAAGTCCAAAACGTGGAGTTTTGATTGATTTTCCACGTTCAAATAGCCGAATAGCCAACACGGCTACCTTCGAACGAGCAATGACACTTTCAGCAGTCTTTGCATGTCATAAAATCTTGGCTGAAACAGTTGCAAGTTTACCGCTTGAAATGTTCGTTTTTGATAAAAATCGGCATCGTAAACAGATATTTGACCATGATTTAGCGCGTTTATTTCGTAATAAACCGAATGATGATCAAACAAATATTGAGTTTAAAGAAACATTTATGCTGAATTTAATCAGTGGAAATGTGTATGTGCGGAAATATTATTACCAC